TGAGCCGCCAGATGAGGCCGCACTGGCCGCTCCTACGCCACAGGCTGTGCTAGTGCAAGAGGCATAAGTGTATTTATTGCGGGTGGTTGATGAGCCTACGCCGCACACAAACCCCAAAGCAAATATGCCAATCGAACCAACTGCAGGAGGCAGCCTAACGCCACCAAATCCAAAACCCCTTGCCGAAAACGCTCCTCGGGTAATAATTGACGGCATACTACCCTCACTTAAACTGAGTTAGGGACGCTAGGACCGTATAAGTCGCACTAGCGGTCTTAGTGATGGTGTAGGTATAAACGTCAATACCAGAAGCGTTACCAGCGGTTGGCGCAGTGCCGCCCTGCCACTTTGGAGTTACAGAAGTTCCATCAATCTGCAGTGCGTTATTGTAGTATGCAGTCGAACCTTGCGTAACCATAAATGCCACAGTTATCGACTGCCCTATAGACATCAATGTGTTGAGTGATGTTCCACTTGAGCCTCTAAAGTTTACAGTCCAGTTCGCAGATGCATTTGAAGTGTAATAAAGAACGCTTTGCGTCGTCACATCGTAAGCTATTGTGCCGGTAGCTGCTGTAGCGGAAACTGTCGTTGTCTCAGCAGCATTAGCTAGTATAGAGGCTAAAGTGCTTGATGAGCCACTTAGCGTTTGGGTTGCTGTGAAAGTCGTTGCCGTTGCCGGTGCAACGTAATCAGTCCCTGCCGTAGCGTTAGCTAATGCGCCACCAGAATTAGCTTTTAAGATAGCAGTGCCAGAGGGAGGGGCAAGATAGTCTGATCCTGCCGTGGCGTTAGCTAATGCGCCACCAGAATTAGCTTTTAAGATAGCCGTTCCGCTTGGCGGGGCTAAATAATCCGTTCCAGCAGTCGCAGCCGTAAATGCTGATGTGCCACTGCCTTTTACAATACCGGTTAAGGTTGTTGCACCAGTGCCGCCATTTGCTACGACAACAATGCCAGTAACATTAGCAGCTGTACCTGTTGTGTTTTGATTGAGTGTTGGGAACGTGCAATTCGTTAAATTACCCGAAGCAGGAGTTCCGAGAGCTGGCGTAACCAGAGTAGGGCTCGTAGCTAATACAATATTTCCTGAGCCAGTAACCGCATTCCCTAGAGCAGTTACTGTCCCTGAGCTTGATGGGAAAGCAAAACTAGTACCGTCTGTTCCCGTAAGTGTAAGCGTATTGCTTGCTGTGAATGTTTTTCCTGCAGCAATAGAAAGCCTTGTTAGCTGTATTAGATCCGCAGCAAGCGGGCCACTCATTACAATGGTATTAGATGTCAAACTTATAGCTGTGGTGCCATAAGTTGACCCATTATACGACTGTGTAACAGCACGCGTGAACGTCCCGGCAGAGTTATATGTGGCGATCCCAATTTCAAAACCTGGAATTGTCCAGTCTTCCAAAATATACGGGAAAGTGTCGCCTGTAGTTAGTGAGCTATTTGCCTGCGCTGGCGTCTGAAAATTTGAAACCGCGCTTCCGATAGTCACGGCACCTGTCCCTGGTGTGCCAGTAACTCCCGTCTTTACGCGGTTTAAAATATAATATGTCATCGCCAGCGCCCATTGTTATAATCACTACGCTATTACCTATGTAGGTAATTACGCTATTGTGAACAGACCGTTTACTGCGTCAGGCGTCCAAGTGAATGTTTCACCTGAGTTCAGCGTTACTGACGAGCCGTAGTCGAACCATGAAACCATTGGCTTAGCAGGTGATGTCTGTGTTGCATTATAAAACACGGCGTATCTGAATGGCCCGATTGTGCCACCAGAGGCGGTAAACGTCACATTACCAGCGGTAACTTTTTCTGTACCAGCCGTATTCAAATACGTCACAGAGGACGTAGTGCCACCCGTCGTATATCCATTACCTGAAGAGATCTCATTTGCGCTGATGTCACCATAAAGATGGTTAGTAGCGACAGGAGCTGTATTGGTCAGCATGACCTTGAAAGTATGCGAGCCAAAGTTATGATATCCAAGGATAACATCTTCTGGGAATAGGTTGAATTTATTATAAGCAGCCATTGTAAGATACTCCTATTAGATACGTTGATATTGTCCGCTACGGACAAAACCTTGTGGAAAGCCCCAGCCTTGCCCACGGAATTTGTAAGCATGAAGCGCTTCGTTACGGGCAAGATTAATTGCCTTACGATACTTGCGCCCATGATAATCCGCGAGTTTCATGTTCGAATATGGCTTGGCTGGCTGCGTCATCATTCTCGCCAGAACGCCATCTTCGAATCCTTCGCGGTACTTTGCGATCACCCAGTCTGGGATGCTTTGATCGACAGGCACGCTAGGATCGGGAGTTAGTGCAACATAAACATTGTATGTAACGGCAGTAGAAGGCTTGATTGCTAGTCTAACAACAAAGTCCTGCACCGTTAGAGTAGGGGGAACAAGGCTACTTGGAACTGGATTATTGTAGCTGTCAGCGACAGTCATGAGGCGATTGATAACGCCATTAATTGAGAAAATTGGATAATCAGTCTGACCAACTACAACATTGATTGGGATCGTATCTACATAAAGATTAGATTCAGACAAAAAATCTTTAATAACATTTTGAAGCTCAAGACGCACAACACCATCAAGAGCGGAAGGAAGCCGCGCTCTGACACTATTTATTAAGATATCAAAATCAGCGCTCATTCATTCCTCAAGACGGTAGAGTTAGCATCGACGCCGTGAACTTATTCATAAATGCTGCAGCGCGTGTATCTTGCGTATCCTCAGTGTCTCTCAACTGCGCCCAACCACAAATGAAATACACGGCGCTAACTCTATACATAGCTGGCAGATAGACTGGATCGCTCTCATAAGCTGCGCTGTAGTTAGGAACGTCAGCATCGCCTGTGGAAGTGAGAGGAGCCACTCTCTGTGTCAGGGTAATGTTGATAAGAATGTCGGGGCGTATTCTTGCGATCTCATAGAAAGCGAAGTTTAAGCCCGTAACTAAACTCTCATCATCATAACGATATGGCTGCACTGTATCCTGTAGCAGTATGCGTGATTGCGTCACGTAATCCGATACAGTTTCCAGTGTAGCCATCTCGATCCTCGTTAGTTACCCGCTTAGGTAACTATTATGCGCCGCCTTGCGTGATAACCGCCTGAGCAAGAGCTTTACCGTCAAGCACCTGATAGCCGTAAACCTGAAGGCCGCGGAAGATGTTGCCGAAGGTACGCTCTGAACGGACAGTCTCAACTTTCGTCATCTGAGATGCGAAGGTAAGGCCGTGCGCATGACCAGCGTAGATCGTGTAGTTACCCGAAGACAGTGGGTTCGTGCCTGCAGTCACGCCGCTGCCAGCGCCAGTGAAGATGCTGCCTGACGTAGAGCTGTTTGGCAGGAGGTTAGACACGTAGATCGTGAAACGATCAACCATGCCCAAACGACCGTTACGCATCATGGTCATGCTGTCGCCAGACAGATAGACCTGACGGAGTTCCGAACGCTTGATCTGCGTAGCAGCCCAAGTTGGCATAACAACCCAACGACCTGTCTCTGGGATGTTCTGCTCATCGAGAGCCTGACCAAGACGCAGGAGCACATCGAGAATTTCGATCTGACCCGTGCCTGGGTTACGGCCAACCGTTGCAAGCGGAGCTGCGTTGGTGCCGAGGTTGATGTTGCCGCTGATCAGACCAGCAGTAGCACCGTAGTTTGCAGAGTTCTGCGTGTTGTAGAGGTTGGCAAGAACGTCCGTATCAACCGCAATTTTCATCTGCTCTGACGCATCGTCAGCCCAGATTGACATGAGGTTAAGATCCGATTGGATCTCGAACACATCGTCAAGGATCGTAGCGAAGTACTTACCTTTGTTGATGTAGAGTTCGATGTTTCCGCCGGACGGACGGTCAAGCGTCAGATCGCCGTCAGCGAGGTAGTTGTTGATGGTAATCGTAGGCTTGGTGCGGATCTTAATGCGATCACCCATGCTACGAATTTCATCTTCGTGATCGGTGTTCGAAATCGCAGCGAGAACAGTCGCGGCGTAGAACTTTTCGATCAGCTTACCTGACCAAATTTCTGGGATAAACCCAATATTCGAGTAGTCCGTAGCAGGGCTACCTGATGGATAGAGTACTGGCGTTGTGCCAGAACCAGCAATACCGAAAACTGACATTTTAGGGCCTCAAGAGAGAAGAGTTACGACTTAATGCGCCCCTCTCGCTGCGCGGAGAAGATTAAATTCTCCATCCGCTGCTTCTCCTCATCACGTCCTCGGTATGATCCCCGATTAACGTCAGAGTAGAATTGCGATACTTGCGCGCGTGTGAAGAACGGCTTCTCAGCGGGAGCACTTGCTGCCGCAGTCTTGGCTCGGCCCGGTGCCGCATATGCTTCGAGCGGGGTCTTCTTTGTTTCGGTATGTCCTACCGAAGAAGTATCAGACCCGGCCACCGCAACTGCGGGGTTCGTAGCCGCCTCATCAGAGATGAAGCCTTTGAAGAATGCGGCAACTCTGTTCGCATCATTGCGATTGAATGCGGCATTCAACAGTTCTTTTCTTATAGCACCTGAGTACATATCTGGCAAGTTTAGCCATGACAAGAACTCTGGGTTACTATTCACTTCGCGCCACGACGGAACAGACATATCAAGCGTTGAATACATCTTCTCGCGGGCATCTTGCGTAACGACACCAGTGACACCCTGAAGGCGTCCTTCCAACTGTGCGATATGCGCTTTGAGCTGTGCAATTTCTGGAATTAATTCTTCTTTAGCTTTCTTACCGACAACGCCAAGAAACTCTTTGCCGTAATCATTTTCTTCTTCTGGCGTAACTAAACGCTCAAATTGTGTGTCAGAGTTTGCTGATGGGGTAGGGGCTGCTTGCAGCTCAGCTATTAACCTATGTAGGTTAGATAT